AGCGTTTTAATCGACTTACACCCCTTCGTGATTTTCGGACACTCGAGCACCTAAATCCAGTCGCCAAACAGTAAATAATGACGCGCCACGATTCTTCTGAATCCGTTGAAATTCCTGAAGATGAAACGGCACCTTTTCAAGCAATTCAATCTCGCCGAGTGTGTTGTGATTGTTCAGAGAGTAATGAAATTATTTTACAACATTTTGTAAAACATAAGAGAGTGTATTACAGAGCTCTTAATGTTTTTGGCATTACAACCGTTGTTCTTTTTTTCATGGTCGCTATACTTCTCTTCATTTATCTGGTTATATATGCCTATCAAAAAGAATCAGACAGGGATAGTGGTCACGGGGTCATTTGACATGGCTTCCTTAACCTGTTCAGCGGTAGGGTTCGCAGTAACACCATATTTCGCCTTAATTGCCGTAGCCACGCGCATCTTTGCTTGTCCCAGATTGACAAGCGACCATTTCGGATACTCCTTTTTGAGAAGTTCAAACACTTTATCAATAAGAGTCTTCCATGCATCAACCGGTACAAGCGGTGCAGCCGTCCATACTTCTCCATCCATTAAATCAAAAAAGTCGGATACACGATCCTTTTCTATTTTAAAAAAGTCCTTGACAGGATTCACACGCTCACTGTATTTTTCAAGGAGCTTATGAACCGTCTTCTCTTTTTCATTCGGAGCGACAACAAGTTTCGCAAACTCAACAACAAAAGGAAGAGGAACGGAGCCGTTAGAGAGTTCTTCCGCCTTTTCTACAGGATTCTTCAAAGTAAATCCAACTTTTACAAAGTCGGGGAATGCGGAGTTAGTCATACAATACAGATAACCAGATTCAGTGGACATTGTTCTCTTCTGAACCATTGTTTAAAACGGCAGACATTTCCTCCGCAGCATTAATCTCTGCTTGCGCGGTTAGCTCCTCCAGAAAAGCACTAATCTCGTGAATCATCTCAGCTCGATAGTACTTTCCATAGAGCCACTCGTGTAGGTACGAAGTTTCTACAGGAATGCCAACCGTGGCGATATATGTGAAATACTCTGTAATTGCCTCAGTGATATCATAATAAAGAGCTTGAAGCTCTTCATACTGTTCAAATGTTACAGCATCCTGAGTATAGAGCTTTCCATAAAGAGTCGATGCTGTCTCCATCGTCGTATCGATGAAGTCAATCTGCTCATTCATGTAGATGTAGTTGGGTTGTGCCATGGTAGAGTTATAGTTTAAATTCACTATATATAATTTCAAATTTTTTTGTTTTCTCAAGTAAAAAAAATTTGAAAATAGATTTTCCCTATTATTTATGTAACAAAATGATTTTCCTACTCGTTGAGCTATTTTTCAGAACCGCGGTATTTACCATTACGGCGATTATGAGTGTTCTCATATGTATACTGACAGGTAGATGTATCACAGATGGATATAATGATACACACCGCCGCCGTGTGTCATTCTAAAAACTACATAAAGCATAAGTTAATTCTTAGAGATTTTTTCGTTTTCTTTGGAAAGACATGACGAGCCCGCATGTAATTTTATCTTTGGAAGAGGTTTGGTCTCTTCATATGCACATGTACCGCAATGATCTGTATTTGCCGTATCAATTTTCCAGTCATTTTTGCTCTTATCCTTCAGACACCATCGCCCAAGAGGAGGTGGACTTACTCCCCTAAGATGAGCAAAAAGGCGTTTAAACATTTTATAGTTATCATAACGCAATAAAATTAAATCAATTTTTTTAACGGCGGCACAGCCTTCTAAACTGTGTTTAGTAGGCGAACTTAAGCGCACAGCCTTCTAAACTACGTTTAGTAGGCGAACTTAGGCGCACAGCCTTCTAAACTACGTTTAGTAGGCGAACATTAATGCAGCACGACCACCATAGATGCGAAAGATATTATATGTCTCTGCCCAGATAAAAATCCAGAATCTCTCTATACTTGTTCCAGGTATACAGCCTCGAGCAGATGCCATTGTAAGTTCAAGATCAATGCGCCGAATCTTATCCAGATTCGCTTCTCCAGATGGTTGACTCGGTGGAACAAATCCATTCAAGACACCAAACGGCAAATTATAATAATACCGATTGAGCCAAGGAGACTTTCGTTGATTGATACTTGGTAAAATACTACGAAACATCGCAGAAACCTCTGTGCCATAGCGTACAAGGCGACCTTCATAGATAAGAGCAAAATCACTAATTGGATCTGAATCCCTTGTACTATAACCAGGTACATAGTCGCCTGTAAAATAGGCAGCATTCAAGCCACTCGCGTCAGGCCACCAAGGTGCTACTGGACAATCTGTGCCACTCAAATCACGTGTCGCAAGAAAGGGCGCATTATAACTAGCAGCCTCATATCGTTGCGCATAAAAAAAGAGGTCACGTGTAGGGTTTGGAATTCTTAATGGCACAGATACTTTAGCAAATCCTCTTGTATCATAGGGTTCAATCCGATAATGCTGCGGAATGGGTAGAAGAATATCAGCAAGACGGAAGCGATTGGCTTCAGGTTTATCAAGATAGATATATTCCACCATAAGATATGTATCTCCAAGTGACTGTATAAGTGGCATAGCGATTCCAGGAAGAATACTAGCGGCTTGACCATTGAATGTAAACGGACCCGCGGGATTTGCGATATAAAAGGGTGAGCCGAGAATGGGTGGATACACTTTTCCTGGTTGAACGGCGATAGTTGGATCAGTCACAATATCACTTACAAATGTATCTCCTAATGCGGCAAAATTAATTGTAAGACGAACGGCATCTGTACTAATGGCATCAATTGGCAAGAAAGCACCTGCGTCTCCACGACTAAACCAAAAAGGAAGCGGAACGGCTACTTGTGTAGGAGAGTTCCAACCGATTTTCTTCTTGGTAAAGCCATTATCATATCGCTGAATCAGCCGATTGACCGATGTAACCTTCTCTAGAGGCGTGCGAAACTCATCGAGAACCTCCAAAAGCTGCGAATCAAGCACTTCTGTACGACTACCTCCAATATCAATCTGCGCACTGCTCACAAGTACGTGACCAAGTGAGTTCGTCCAGCCGAAGGTCGGTCCTAAAAAGGTTGCGCTCGCAGCTGCGGCTGCTGCGGTACCAGCAAGTTGCGGCGTAGCAATATCGGGCAGATTAACAACTAGATACATACGACTAATCAAATGCCCCTTTCGCGGAAGAGTGACACTCGCTGCCTTTCCAAAATCCGGACTTTGGTCGAAATCAATTCGTGACCACTGCGTTGTAAACCGTCCCGCCTTAATAAAAACCTTAGTAAAAAAATCGATTTTTGGTTGACCCTTTGGGCTCAGCAGTCGAAGGTCTTGTATTCCAGACTGAAGAATTTTGAGGAGTGCCGCAACCATCTATCTATGTGCGCGTTAGATAGAATAGAAGACAAAGCGCAGACCATACTCCTTCATACACTTCTTCAAGAAGACCTCACATGACTGGCAAGGCTGTGAGAAACGACTCTGTTCTGTACGACCCATGCGAAAGACATACATATCCGCTCCACGAAGAAGGTCTGTATTTCCGATTTTCTTGACGACCGCACGCTCTGCATGAATGCTCCAGTCTGAATATCCACATCCCATATGCCGTGCACCAAACTGATTACACGCCTCGGCAAGAATCTTACCACGCTTTACGATAAAGGCGACATGAATATGCGCCCAACCTGAATTTGTAAGAGAGTTATTCTCAAACTTTGCACCTTCATTTTCAAAGAGATTCTTTGCAAAGGTATGTGCAGGCTTCGGTTCCTTCGCCACACGATTTGGATACTTATTAAAGCGACGAGGTGTGGGAAGTTGCGAGGTCATTTTAGCTATACAATTGAAAACACTATACTATAATTTCAAATTTTTCCTTTAGCTATCAAACATTCTATTTCCAATGCCGTTCTCAAAACGGAGCCAGCGCAGACCAATCACATAGACGACGACTTCCCATTCTTGATTGTAGGCTCCACCAGGAGGCATGACAGTCAGAGTTAAACGAACACTCTGCGCCCTCGACGCATTTAGAGTTCCAGACGGTTGATGATCCGACGGTTTCTTCGCAATCGGGTAGCCATAAATATAGGAACTATAGGAAGTGATTCCTCCAAGATGATGACGCGCTAAGAGCTGACGGAAATACTCCTCCTCGGCACTAATTAATTCAATTCCATTCACTTGAATCGTCGCCGATTTTAGAAATGCCTTTGGTGGATTGAAAGTCGCATCATATTCGCCACTTATCACGGATGTATAGTTTGACCATTCATTATTTTCAATAATGGCTGCCTTGCGCCTCACAAACCAGATAATCTCTTCAACTGGATGATTCGCTTCTAATGGTAATTGTACGGTAATCGTATCATTTACAGATTTATTAACAAGATATTTAAGAGGTTCTGAAAAGGTGAAGGTCTGGACTCCACGATGAAGCATTTCAAAAGGTGTATAGAGCATTCGTTCACGTATAAGACCTTGAAGATAGGCTCCATAGGTTACTAACTTAAAATCTTCAAATGCGGGAGGATCTGCCGCTGCTGTGATTTGTATGGTGGGTCGGAATGGAAATCCATTATCAATAAAACTGAATGTCTGTCCCAAGGGCGTTGCCGTACAGGATGAGCGGAGACCATTCGCAATACGTACACAATCTACAAAGGGTCGCAAAGTAATATGAATACGAACAGTTCCTTCACGACACGCAATGAGTGGAAATGCCTCTTTCAGTTTAGCACGACTGAAAAAGAATGATAAGGGAACCATAAGTTTTCCTCCTTCCGTGGGAAAGACACGATTCGGATTCCAAGTCGTAAGACGACCAAGAGTTGAAAATCCAGTGCCATCGACATTGGTTCCAATCTGTGCATTTGCATCTAACAGTACACGTCCCGCAGTAAAGGCAAAATCACCGTCAATTGTTTCAATTATCTGGTCTTCAATCTCTAGCTCAGCTTTCTGAACTAAGACAGTACCAATGGAATTTGCAT